GGGAGCACATGACGCTGAATCTGCTGCTAGAAAAGGTCTAGCACCATCTAGATTTGATAGATATCTAGATATGGGTAGCGGAATGGCTGGTATGGCTGGTGGTGCAGGCGCATTTGGCGGTGGTAACTTCAGCGCCAGTAATTTCAATGGTGGTGGTGAAGGCGGTGGAATGTTTGGATTAGGCGGAGTGGGTGGTACAGGAAATACAGGATTTGCGGGTGGATTAGGTAGGTCAGGTGGCGGTGGTACAGGTAATTGGCAGAGTATGCTAGCACAAGTATTGGATAGAGGTACACGCGGGGGCGGGGGCGGAGATAGCGGCGGATACTCACGCGGGGGTCAAGGACAAGGTGGATACTCATACGGTCGTGGTAATGAACAGGCTGTAGGTCGTGGTGACAATGGAATGTCAAATTTCGCTATGCGTATGCGTCATCAGCTCGGGCCTGTAATGGGACAGGAAGACCAGAGTAATCCAAATCTTGCAATGTCTTTGGGTGCGGGTAGAATGGATGCAATGCGTAATCAGCCGTGGCGCGGTGGTTACGATGTACAAACACAGGGGCCAGACGATACTACAATTACTGATACAATGCCTCCTATTTACCCAAACAATCAGAGGCGTCGTAATCCCTACGGTAATGAACTTGGTGGCGGTGACTACTAATGGCTGAACTAGAGCTAGACGACGCTACTAAAGCCTTACTGAAACAAATTGTCGATCATTTCGACGATGAAGATAGAGCTGTGCGCGATAGACAGATTCGTCAATGGCGTAGACTCAAGCTATTGTGGGAAAATATTCAACATGTATATTACTCAGAGGTTGCACATGACTGGCGTATTCCTGAATCTGAAAGAGGCGGTGAAGACACTGATCAGGGATACTATGACAAGCCAGTCAACATCTTCCGAGCTTACTTGGAGAGTATTATTGCTGCTCTTTCTGTTACTGTGCCTTCTGTTACTTGCTATCCCGATGATGCTGATAGTCCGCTAGACGTTACTACAGCAAAAGCAGGGGATAAGATAGCAGAATTACTGTTCCGTCACAATGACATGCCCCTGTTTTGGCTTCATGCACTGTTCATTTTCTGCACTGAGGGTATGACAGCGTGTTATACATACCCCAAAGAGAGTGAAGAATACGGAACATACGATAAAAATCAATATGATCAGGTAGATGAGCATCATGCGCTGGAAATTTGCCCATTCTGCCAGACAGAAATGGTAGATGAGGAGATAACAGATAATCAATCAGATAAGTTCATGCCCGGTCAGGAGGATGTGAACGTAGATTATGCAATGGATGCTGCGGATTTGAAAGTTTGTCCTAATTGTGCTCAGGCAGTTATTCCAGATAAGAGAAATAAGACTGTTACTGTAACTCGCCTCATAGGTGTAACGAAGCATCCCAAATCGCGTATCTGCATGGAAGTTTATGGTGGACTATTCGTTAAAGTCCCCGTGTGGGCGCGTAATCAGAAGGAATGTTCCTACCTAATCTACTCCTACGAAACGCATTTCTCTAATGTCATTGAAAAATACCCTGAACTACGTGATAAAGTGGTTAAACAGGGAAGTGCAAATTACGATCTATACGAGCAATGGGGGCGTACCAGTCCTCAGTATCACGGTGAACATCCTATCAATAATGTTACTGTGCGTAACTGCTGGTTGCGTCCTTGCTCTTATAACGTACTCAATGCTGATGAAGTAGAGGATCTAAAGAAGCAATTCCCCGATGGGGTGAAAGTGATTATCGTCAATGACACGGTGGCGTATGCGTGCAATGAGGCTCTCGATGATTGCTGGACCATCACTCATAATCCTCTGTCTGATTACATTCATTTTGACCCAATTGGGCTTTTGCTCACATCAGTACAAGATATTACCAATGATCTTGTATCCCTGACGCTTCAAACGATTGAGCATGGGATTCCGCAGACGTTTGCCGATCCAAAAGTACTTAACTTCAACTCCTATAGGCAGTCAGAAGTTATACCGGGTGGTATCTATCCCGCTACTCCTAAGAGTGGAAGACCGTTGTCAGAGGGTTTCTACGAAGTTAGAACTGCTACATTATCACAAGAAGTATTGCCTTTCTCGGATAAGATACAGCAGACGGGACAGCTAGTTTCAGGAGCACTTCCATCGTTGTTCGGTGGACAAATGGCGGGGTCACGTACAGCGAGTGAATACTCGATGTCGCGTGCGCAGGCATTGCAGCGTCTACAGACAACATGGAAGATGCTCCTGTATTGGTGGAAAGAAGTTTTCGCCAAAGCTATTCCAATGTACATAAAGGAGATGAAAGAGGACGAAAAGCAGGTCAAAAAGGACAATTTTGGCAACTTTGTCAACATAATGATTCGTAGGTCTGAACTAGAAGGTAAGATTGGTAACGTAGAGATTGAAGCTAATGAGAATCTGCCGATTACGTGGAATCAGCAGAAAGACACTATAATGGAATTGTTCAAGATGAACAACGAAGCTCTTACAGCTTTGTTGATGGGGCCGGAGAATCTTCCATTTGTTAAACGTGCAATTGGCTTTGATGACTTCATTATTCCAGATGATGCCGATAAGCAGAAGGAATACGAGGAAATTGAGCAACTAGTTAACTCAGAACCTATTCAACAACCGCCTGATCCAATGATGGAACAACAGGCAATGATGGCTGGTCAACCGCCTCCACCGCCTGTTAATGTTCCTAGCGTGCCAGCAGATTATGACGTAGATAATCATGCTATAGCTGCTGATATTGACAGGCGTTGGCTCATATCTGATGCAGGTAGACTCTGTAAGTTGGAGAATCCCGCTGGATATGAGAATGTGCTACTCCATATGAAGATGCATAAAGAAATGGATATGGGGAAGCAGATGGAAGAAATGCAGAAACAGATGATGGCGCAACAAGGTATGATGCCGCCTCCACCAGCGGGGCCACCTCCACCAGATGCTGGTCAAACTCCTCAGAGTACTGGGGAACAACTAGGAGACGGTCAAAATGAACCCTATGTTCAGTAATACGCTTGGTCCTGTAGATGATGACGCGCCCGCAGGGGCGGGTGAACAGGAAACCTTTGAACTTCTGAATGAGGAAGAAACTCCAGAAGTATTGGACCTTGAGAAAAAGGTTGGAGAAGATGACTCTGTAGAAATAGATGAGGAAAAAGACGAAGAAGAAGATGACGAACTAAAAGAAATTGAAGAAGAAATCAAGGAACCTAAAGAAGATGAAGATATTAACGAACTAGTTACACCTGTAAAGCGCAAGGAAATTCTTGCGAAATATCCCAAACTGTTTAAGGATTTTCCTTATCTGGAGAAGGCGTATTACCGTGAGCAGCAATTCACGGAAGTATTTCCAACTATTCAAGACGCGCGTGTGTCGGCTGAGAAAGCACAGATTCTTGACAGAACTGAACAATTGGTAATGAATGGGGATATTAGTTCCGTAATCATAGCGGCTAAAGAAGAAGATCCAGAGTCATTCAACAAGATTGTAGACAATTATCTGCCAACTCTACGGCGGATAGACCAACAGGCTTATTACCACGTATTGAGCGGTGTCATTAAAGATACCATCATTACGATGGTACGGGAAGGTCGCGCATTAGGTGATCAGGGCGCGCCGTTACAGGCAGCAGCTAATGTCGTGAATCAGTTCGTATTTGGTTCACAGACATTTCATCCTCATCAGCCTTTGGCGCAGAAACCAAATCCCGGTGTAGATGCGAGAGAGCAGAATCTAAGACAGCAGCAACAGCAAATCGTATACACCAAATTCAATGGTGTACGAGAGGAACTTCAGACGAAGGCTGACAATGTATTGAAATCCACGATTGACGGTCATATTGACCCGCGTGGAACCATGTCAGACTACGTGAAGCAACACGCTACTAAAGAAGCATTTTCTAATCTAGAGAGTCTCATTGACAAGGATATGAGATTCCGGAGTTTAATAGATAAGCTCTGGGAAAAGGCATTTCAGACTGATTTTGACAAGGAATCGACTGATAGAATTAAGGCTGCGTATCTCTCAAAGGCAAAGACGCTGTTGCCTAGCGTTATAAAAAGGGCACGTAGTGAGGCCATGAGAGGTAGAAAAGCAGACGATGACATTCTGGAACCAAAGGCCAACAAAAAAGGCCCAATTACACCCGGCAGGTCCACAGCCCCCTCTAGTGGAAAATTCAAGAAGGCAGCGGATATTCCAAAAGGAATGTCTACACTGGATGTATTGATGAAAGACTAGGGGGAATGTAATGGCTGTAGTCGAATCTCAGGTGGCAGCTCTTGAATTGGAGCATGTCGTTCCCAAGGTTCGCGTACTGTTTGAGCGGGAAGATAAGTTCTACGCCAACATCAAGAAGCGTGACGTAGAGAAAATCTCTCACAGACAGATGCGCGTTCCATTGGAACTGCGTCCGGGCGGGTCGTTCCAGTACTTCAACCCTGATGGTGGAGACTTGGGACGAGGTGGTGGGCCTACGTTTGACAAGGCTGTACTCAATTGCGTGTTCTTGAGTGAGAACATTGAGTACACCAAGTTGACTCAGTGGGCTACTGACGATGCACGTAAAGCCATCGTCAATTCTGTGCGTCGTCTGACTGCTACGGCACTCGATGAAATGCGCCGTCAGTTGGACTCACAGATGATGCAGACTGGTGATGGTGTCATTGGTACAGTAACCACTGATACCCCCGCTGGTGGCAGCAACGTAATCACTCTTACTACGGATGGCTTCGGTGCGCGTCTGATGAGATTTGGTCAGACCGTACAGGTGTGGGATGCTGCACTTGCCATCAATCGTGGTAGCGGTACGATTACACAGTGGGATGTGGAGAATAAAGTAATCTCCATCACTCCTACTATCGCTGCTGTAGCACCTACAGACAAGATTGTGACTGCTGGACTCGTAGCGCCAGCATCACTTCCGGGTCTGTTCGGTGTACCGTATCATCACTCAAATGCGAGTGCTGGTACATGGCTCGGATTCTCGCGTTCAACTACGCCTGAAATTCGTGCTAACAGAGTCAACGGTGGTAACGCTGCATTGACTCTGCCCCTTCCTCGTCTTGCTATGAACAAGATTGGCAACCGTGTAGGAATGGAGAATGGCTTCAATCCTACAGCATGGTTGCATCCTTGTCAGATGCAGGCATACGAGGAAATTGGACAGTTGGTTTCCATCATCCAGAAAACAGCCAAGGAAGAAGGGCTGAATATGTATTTTGGAAACAACATGCAGCTCGCTGGAGCTGGTGTAAAACCGTCCTACAACTGGGACAAAACACGCATCGACTTTATTGTTGATGAGGTGTGGGGTCGCGGTGAGATTCTACCCATTGGTTTCTACACCACCGATGGACGTAAAATCTTTGAAATCCGCGGAGCCTCTGGAGGCGTCGCCGCCGCTGAAATCTTCTACATGGTTGTTGGAATGCAGACGTTCGTAAGCAATCCAGCAGCATGTTCTTACATCGACGCGTTGGCTGTACCCACTGGGTACTAACCCTATATGGGTGACGTTGGTAGCTGGGGAGTATGTATTCATCCCGGGTACATATTGTTACCAGCGTCACCCGTATGTCATTTATGATGGGGTGATGATATGTTTCCCGGTTCTACAAGCAAGATGTCGGAAACGACAGTAGCATCTGCTGCTGCAATTGACGTAAAATCAGATATCGTAGTTCTAACAGGAACTACACAGATTAACACCCTTAGAGCCAACTTTGGTGGTGTTGGATTTAGTGGTGCTGTTACACTGATTCCTGCTGGTGGTGCTGTTATTCTAGGCACTTCTGGTAACATCCTCGTAGGCATCACGATGGCAGTTAACAGGGCTACAACCCTGATATACGTCAAGTCACTCGGTAAATGGTTTATCGAGTCGGGAGTATAGGAGGATGGGGGTCTGTGACAGGGAGGTAATTAGAGGCAATGAGCCTGTTGACCCCCACTTTTTTATGGAAACTATTGAAACTCTCAATAAACGGCTAATTGACCATTTTGGACTAGATTCATCTACTGGTAGACCCATGTTCCGTATCGTATGGGCTAATGACCAGTTGGAAAAGAGACTCGTAACAGCACTGGAATTTGGAACACAGCTTCTTTTTCCTGAAGTCAGAGAAGTTAAGAAATATTCATATCTCAAGGATTTATACGTTCTAGAACGGCTAGTTGTAGTTCCTGATGAGAATCAGATAGAACTTCCAACTCAAAAGCTATCATATGAACCTTTGTGGGCGTATCACGATGATAACAATAATCCATTGCCTCCACTATGGGAACCTACAAAGTTCATCATAGACACAGTTTTTGCAGCAATGGGTAGAGGAAGTCTCAGGAAGTATGTAGATAGTGAAGAAAACACTACAAAAGAGGGTAGGGACCAGAGGATTGCCAAATTACACGAGGAACTATTTGGCAATGAAACAGATGCAGGCGATGCACTCCGTTACAAAGAGGGCATCGTAGTTCCTCCAAACTACGAAAAGGTGAATTAACATGCCTGTAGGCGAATTTCCGGGTCTGGCGCAGACTAATCGTAGAACGATTAGATCGCCTGTAAACCCAATGGACAAGTCAACTGTTGTCTCTATTCTTCCCAAGAGGATTATAGAGATAAAGCCTACTATTTCGCCGGGATATTTTGAATTGAATCCGGGCAGCTTTGAAGATCCTGCAATTCTAGTAGTAGGGCCATCGAGTTGGTGGAGAGAAGTGGATGAACAGCAACCGTTACTAGAGATTCCTGTGTCATCTATTCAGATTGCTGATTCGATTATCAAAGATTATGCGAATGGTCTACTCGCGTGCAATATGTCAGACCAGATGCCGGGCTTGTTCTACATTCCCGGTGAATTTGGAGTAGAAAAATTGAAGAAAGACTACATGCCTTTGCTACTGAAGGCACAAGCAAATCAAAAGAAGTGGTATTTGGAACTAATCAAGGTTGCAGATATCCTATGGTCCAGAAGTAATGGAAATCCACTGTCTATCAGTAGTGATGCGCGCCTAGCGTGCAAAGAAATGAATATTACGAACAAGCCTTGGCTTGGTGATCTTCAGACTGCGGAACTGGTACGTTGCGTTGCGTGTGGCAGCTTGAGGAATCAGAACTTCCCCATTTGTCAGACATGCAAAGCTATTGCAGACCCCGAACTAGCAAAGAAACTTGGTTTAACCTTCGCTCAGTAGGAGAAGACAATGCCTCACACAGTTACCATCACGGGGAAGACTGGTCCAAACAGGACCAATACCGCGATTGCACTATCTGCGGTAGACCGAGTGGATTTCGACCTGAAAGGTGGCAAGGTTCAGGTTTACATCCAGAATCAGGCAGGCAACCAGATCAAGGAATATGAGCTTGCTGGTATTACTGCTGTGACTGTCACGATTACTGCTGGTCAGTACGCCTTCGTGGTGTCGTAGGAGATATCATGACTGAACCTCTAAAACCTGCTGAACCGAAGCCTGTTGCGGAACCCAAGCCTGTTGTAGACAAGGAAAAAGAGAAGGAAAGAGGAGAACTTCTCGCAAAGATTGGAACCATTCTCAAGGAATATGATAATAAGGAATCAGATATTCCTTTGAATCATGAGTACTGGGGCTTGCTGAATCGCCATCGGGGTCTGTAATGCCTGTCACAACCAATACATCATTACTCGCTGGTGATGTAATGGACAGGGCTGCGGCTCTGTTGAACGACCCTGCTCGGACAGACTATACCTATGCTGCGCAGTTGCCATATTTGAATATGGCGATTGATGAGTTGGTGGAGAACTTAGAGGAATCTAACTCTACACCAACTAACCTTACAGCTAGGTTAATTATTCCTGTTGGAGTAGATAAAGTCTTTCCACTTGAAGGTAGTGGAGCAGGAGTAGTCTATTATCCACCTGATTTGGTTGAGATTCAGGAAATAGGTGAAAGAGGAGTAGGAACACAAGATCCATTCTTTACGATGAAAAGATGTGAGTTTCTTCCTACAACTCCACCAAGTAGCTCACTTCTATATTGGGCTTGGGAGAATCAGTGTATTCAATTCAATAGGAATGGTGCATCTGCACCAAGAGAAATTGAATTGAAATATGTCCGTAGTTCCACTATGCAAGTGACTAGTGAATTTTCAGTCATTCCAGCTATCAATGCGCGCTCGTATCTCTCCTACAAGACTGCGGCTCTGTGTTCGTTGTTTATTGGAGAGAATGAAACACGAGCAGGTGTATTGAATGCTGAATCTGAGAAAGCACTAGAAAGATTACAGGGAATCAACAATAAGGGTAGACAGAACATCGTAACTAGACATAGACCCTTCCGCGCTAGCTATAAGGCTAGGGGAGGCTGGTAATGCCGGGTGTACGTGACCACGAACCAGTAGTAATTGAACAGTTTGAGGGGTGGTGGAAGCATGGAGATCCTGAATCAGCTCCATCTAACCATTTCACCGTAGCTGACAATGTTCAATACTTCCATTCTGGTGTGGAAACTCGTGACCCACTAGATAAGTATCAGACTACTGCTGTACCTTTAAGCAAGGTGATGCATATTGTTAACTACACTATGCAAACTGGTCAGTCCCTTCTCGTACTCGTAGAGGGTGGGAAGATATATCATGTAGTTGGACCAAATACGGTATATGGGCCAATTCTGACTATTCCAGCGATGGAAGATTTTGGATTCGTTGCGTATGGCGGGCGCGCGTATATCAGTCCATTCAAGACATACGTGAATCCACAGGGTACGAACTATGAACTAGGACTACAGAACGAATTTGTATACGTCTATAAGGGTGACGGTTCTCAAGCGCGTAAGGCGGGAGGTGCTGCACCTGTAGGAACTGTAATGGTAGCAGCAAATGGTGTTGCTGGCAAAACTGATACTGGACTCCATCTAATTGCAGTACTATATGAAACTGATACTGGTTTTACAACTGCATTGGGTCCAGCAGTATTTACCCAAAAGACATTTACTGGTGTAAATAAGATAAATATGAGTAATATTCCAGTATCACCTAACTCATTCGTCAAAAAAAGGCATCTTGTTTCGACTAAGTGGATATCGTCATTCAACGGGGATCAAACAGGCTATCAATTCTTCTTCATTCCCGGTGGAAATATTGATGACAACACAGCTACCACGAAAACTATCGAATATTTTGATAGTGATTTGGTGGGTGATGCTTCTCATTTTATTGATAACTTTAGTGAAATACCTGCGGGAGTTAATCTAAGCATTTACCACTCGCGCATGGTAATTGTGGGTGAATATGG